GCTTTAGTAGCATCATCTACTGTGTAGTTGTAGCCACCTCGGTATACAACAGGATAGTTTAATAAATCAGAATCCTGTGGGTATCTAATCTGAATATAGTCCCCATCTGTGTCCCTAACGATAGTAATGCCACGGTCTATTTTGTAAAAGTAAAATAAACGGGCACCACCTGCAGGACCTTCTTGCACTGTAGGTGTTTTAAATAGCCATTCAGTCATAAGTCCTCCTTAGTGAACTCACCCCGAAGGGCAGACTTTTCAAATATGTCTGCCCCCAGAGTCAATCAACTAGAGAGCAGCGATTGATGAACCAGTTTCAATACGATACAACGCTTCGTCACGATAGATGGCAAAGCCGAGTACGCCGTACCAGCCCATTGGGCGGAAGCGCATCAACTTGTCAGTTACGTTACCGATAACGATGTGTGGTTCTTCTGCAACAGCCTCAGCAAGTGCTTGCTGTCCGCAGACGATTGTGTCAAAGACACGGGTTACTGGAGTTACAGTTACTGTTGTAGAAACAGTTACTGCAGCAGTGTTTGCTGTATCTACAGTAAAGGTTGTGGTTGAGCCAGAGGTGCTGATTGCAGTAATCTTTGCACCAGAAGCGATACCAGTTCCAGCAATCTTGTCGCCAACTTCAGCACGAGTTGCAATAACAGCAGAAGAAGCAACACCGAAAGTGAAGCCTGCTGATGTACCAGCAACAGTTACAGCGGTTGTAGGCAATGCGGTCTGGTCTGCACCTGACTTAGAGTTAGCAAGACGTGAAGACTCAACGAAGAATGCACCTTCGTAATCTCCGATTTCGCCTGCCCAAATCTTGTCAACAGATGGTGAAGTATTAGCGTGAACGAAGTTCCAGCCCATATTTCCAGTTTCTGCACGAAGGTCGTGTGAAACTTCTGGGTGAATACCTGTCCAGTACAAGGAACCACGGCGAGCCTTAGCCTTGTTTGAACGCAACTTAGCAACTGCCTTGCGGATGTCTGCAGAGTCAATTGTGTCAGAAGCGGTAAGAGTTGCTGTAGATGTACGAGCACCTCCGTATAGAACGTTTGAACCTGCGCCGAGTGTATTCATTGCTACGACGTCAATAGAATCAGCAAGGTTGTATGCAATAATATTTGCAATTGCTGGGTCTACGTCTGCCAATGAGAACAACTCAAGAGCACGGGTTACGAGTACTGCATTACCATACTCGTTAAGAGTAATGGTTACAGTTGTAGGTGTTGTGAGAGAAACTGCATCTGGGTCAGTTGTCTCAGTAAGAGTAGATGTTGCTTGGTCAAGGTCAACGTACTTCTGTAGAACTACGGTTGAACCTGGGAAAGCCTGCTTAGCAGGGCGCTTGTCTGCGACTGAACGAATAAGTGGTTCAGAACGTAGCGCAAACTCTAGAAGACGGTCATACGCCTTCTGTACTAGACCAGCACCACCAACGGAACCGCCGAGTGATGTACTCGCGGTTGACGTATATTGGTTAGCCATTTTTTTGCGTCACCTCCAGTGACTATGAACGATTAGGAATTTCGCAATAGATTGATGAGTTCATCCATTGAACCTGCATTATCCATACGGGCTTCAATGTCTATTGCATTGCTTGGAGTAATTCCGCCTTGAGTTAAAACATCTTGCTGACGTAGTGTCGCAAGATTGTTCTGCACTTCTTCTTGTTGAGCCTGTGGGGTATAGCCAATTAAATCTCCGTTATCACGGAGCCAAGAGTCAATAGACTCCTCAGTAGCATCCTCTACATCTTTCAAGATAAGGCGTGCAGCCTTAGCGTTTACTCCCTTTTTTGCTAGGACGTCTTTGACGGTGGTTTCTTTCTTTTCCTTGAGGAATCCTTCAAGTTGTTCAGAGAGTTCCTTAATGCGCTTCTCATCAGCACGCTTGGCTTTTCTTAGTTTCTTAACTAAGTCATCACCAGTTAGTTGATGGTCAGGTACATTGTCTTCGTCTTCTTCTTCATCCCAGTAGTTGTTGCTCATAGCAACCACCCTTTCTATCGTTAGTTAGTCGCAAGCCACAGTTCTGCTCAGGGGTAAGCAGGCTGGCTCTTGCTACCAGTCTTGTACACCGCGTGGGGCTGGTTGGTCCACGTCGGGAATCTAGATTGCGCCGCCTGCTTGACCAGTCAGCGATGTCCTACCTAAACCACTTTTACCACTAAATGCAGCAGTCTCAAGTTCTGCTAGTTTTTCTCTGGCTCTTTTAGCAGAAGCAAGTCCTTTAAACTCTTCTTCTTCTGCAGTTGTTTGGGTATAGTCAATTCCTGCTTGTTTATAAATATCACTTAAAGTAGTAGTGCGTGGCAACAATTGTGCAATGTTACTGTAACCACGACGCGCTCTTTCTAAATCAACACCATAACGTTCCAAATCAGATGCTCTGGCTAAACCAGTATCTAATCCATACTGACCAGCAGTAGCACCAATTTCTGCAGTCGTAACCTTTGACTCTAGTTCAGGTAATACTTCTTTAGGATTTAAGAAATAAGCAACTATGTCAGAATCCGTAATCGCATAGTAACTACGCAATTGTCGCAATATGGCTGGGTCGCCCATCTGTAATCTTTCTACAGCAGTCTTAACACGTCTACCCACTTCTGTATTAGATATATCATTACCAATAAAAGTAGCAAACTGACCACGAGTAACAAATCTTTGTAGCCCGTACTGTCTTAATGTTTCTGCATAAGCGTTTTCTTGTAGCAAATAATTAGCCTCTGAAAGGGCATTTAAACCTCTAGCCCTACGTTCTTCATTGCCAGCAAAACGTGCTTTATACACAGGTAATTGTCTTAATTGCAATACCATTTGCTCAGGACCTAGTTTAGGATTTAATAATCCAGCCTGAATATAAGTATTTAATTCTTTTAACTCATCTTCAGTAAAACCATATGAACGCATAGTGGCTTCAATAAGTGCAAAAGCATCCCGCTTTTGATTAAGGGCTTGTTCTTCTGCAAGAATTTTTGCTTGCTGTGCATCATAGTCTTCCTTAGACATAGGAGTGTCTTCCCACTCACCATAGGAAAATGCACCAGTAGCAGAATTAAAATACTTAGCGCGGCGTTTCTTAAAATCTTTAGAGTATTCGTACTCTACAAACTGATTGCCACCGCCGCCTGGTTTATAATCTGGGTCGGCAACTTCTGCGCCTTCATATTCTCCACCCTTGCCATCGGCAATAATAGGAATTCTAAAACCAGCCCTGCCAGCACGATAACGAAGAATAGTTCCTGCTTTAGGAAATCCATTAGAATCAGTAGATTCTTCTTTTCCGTTAGAATATTTTTTGCCGTTGTATTCTCCGCTAAATAAACTTCCATTTTTATAAAGAAGTCCATTTTTAAATTCATATTTATCAGTTGTATCTGGAGTTGTATCGGGAATTTCTTTTGCTATCGGTTGGAAAGGAAATTGCGATTGCACACCAGCAGGAATAGGAGCACCCATAGATGCTTCCTCGGCAATACGGAATGCAGCAGGATTAAAATTTGTAGGAATTGCAGGAGCAGATGCTAAAGCAACATCTGTAGCATAAGCGGCTGCATTACGCATACGCTTTTGTTCTTCATCTAAATATTCAAATGGTGTTGTTGTAGGAAATTGCGCTGCTACAACTCTCTCTCTTGCAAGACGAAATTTTTCTTGCTCAACAACATCATTATCTTCTAAGTATCTAGGCATTATCCCACCTTCCCCCACATCTTAAGAAGAGTATCTAGGAATCCAGCAGCACCTTCGTTGGCTTTCTTTGTAAAACGATACCTAGGGTCTGACCGAACCTGCATTAAGTAATCAAGACTTCCTGGCAATTTATCTCCTGAAATAGCAGCCTGAACATCTGGGTCAAAAATATCTACTTCACCTTCTGATAATTCTAATTCATTAGTTTTTGCTCTCATAAACTGACTGGCAATATCTTTAACTTTTAATCCGCCTTCAATATATGGTGCTAATGATTTATATAATGCCCGTGATGCCAACTGAATACTTCTTTGCTGTTCTTCTATAGAGCCACCAGGCAATGAGGCTTCCGCTGCTTTTTTCTTTAGGTCTTCATCGCTTAGTCTTACGCCATATTCAAGAGAATAACCTTTTAATTTAGTATAGTTATCCCCCATTTCACCGCCTGCATCTTGCAAATCTATTGGTTTTACATTTCTAATACCAGTAGAAATAATTTTATCTTTATCAATAGCGCCTTTGGTGATAAACTGTATACGCCATTCTTTAAGCAATGTAGCAGAAGGCATTTGATAGCCAGTGCCTATAGAAATAGTATTGCCAGTAATAGGGTCAGTTGTAGTAACTCTAGTACTTTTACGTTTTTCTTCTTCTGATTTTACCTTTAGCCAGTACTGCTCAGCAAGGGCATCTACATTATCTACAAGTTTTGGGTCGCCAACTTGAATTTGAACTTCCCGCATAAAATCAGCAATAGCATCTGCCTTTTTAGTAAAAGCGCTTTCGCTTGTACTTGTAGATGTTTTGCCTGGAACAACAAGTCTGCTTTGAA